GACGTTGTAAATCCTAAGATATTAGCTAAAAACAATAGATTTAAAAAATGGGAGTATGGTTACAACTCTGATTATGATTTTATAGTAATAAGTAAAACTGGAAAAATTGGACAAATCATTGAAATACAGAATCTCAGGATTGCTTTACCAGCAGCAAATGAATCGTTTAAACGAAGTAAAGAAAAAGCGGAACAACACTGGGAAAAAGCCGAATATCCAAAAGAATTAAGTAAAATTAAAAGTAGGTTTGACTGGGAAGAATATCCAGCTGAATTTAAAGAAAAGTGGTATGATTATATTGACAAAGAGTTTGAAAGAAGAGAGCAAGGTTACTGGTTTTACAATGATGGTAAAGTTACTTATATTACTGGTACTCACTACATGTACCTCCAGTGGTCAAAGATCGACGTTGGAGCCCCAGACTACAGAGAATCAAATAGATTATTTTTCATATTCTGGGAAGCATGCAAAGCAGATACAAGATGTTATGGTATGTGTTATCTCAAAAACAGACGATCTGGATTCTCTTTTATGTCAAGTGCGGAACTTGTCAACCAAGCTACAATATCTTCCGATTCAAGATTCGGTATATTGTCCAAGTCTGGTGCAGATGCCAAAAAAATGTTTACGGATAAAGTTGTCCCAATATCCGTTAATTACCCTTTCTTTTTTAAACCAATCCAAGACGGTATGGACAGACCTAAAACTGAGTTGGCTTATAGGGTTCCAGCATCTAAATTAACTAGAAGAAAGCTTGAGAATAACGAACAATTAAGAGAGCTAGAAGGTCTTGATACAACTATTGACTGGAAAAATACTGGTGATAACTCTTACGATGGTGAAAAACTAAAGCTATTAGCACATGATGAAAGTGGTAAATGGGAAAGACCTGATAATATATTAAACAACTGGAGAGTTACAAAAACTACATTACGTCTAGGATCAAGAGTTGTAGGTAAGTGTATGATGGGCTCAACCTCAAATGCGTTAGACAAAGGTGGAGAAAATTTTAAAAAACTATACTACAATTCAGACGTTACGAAAAGAAATAGAAACGGACAAACATCTTCTGGGCTCTATAGCTTGTTCATTCCTATGGAGTGGAACTACGAAGGATTCATCGATACTTATGGATTACCTGTATTCGCTAGAACAGAAGGTAAAATCAAAGGAGCAGATGGTTACGAAATTACAACAGGAGTTATCGAGCATTGGCAAAACGAAGTTGAAGGACTCAAATCCGACAGTGATAGTTTAAATGAATACTATCGTCAGTTTCCAAGAACTGAACAACATGCATTTAGAGATGAAACAAAAGATAGTTTATTTAATCTAACTAAAATCTATGAGCAGATAGATTACAATGAGGAAATAAACAACATAAACAGCGTTACTAAAGGCAGTTTTCAATGGGCTAACGGTGTTAAAGATACTTCTGTAATATTTGTACCTAATAATAATGGTAGGTTTTTAATATCATGGATACCACCTAAAAACCTACAAAATCGAGTGATACTAAAGAATGGAGTTAAAAGCCCTGGCAATGAACACATTGGAGCATTTGGCCTTGATAGTTACGATATTTCAGGTACTGTTGATGGTAAAGGATCTAATGGAGCATTACATGGTTTAACTAAATTCTCCATGGAAGATGCACCGCCAAACCACTTTTTTTTAGAGTATATATCAAGGCCACAAACAGCAGAGATATTTTTTGAAGATGTTTTAATGGCTATGGTTTTTTATGGTATGTCTATACTTGCTGAGAATAACAAACCTAGGTTTTTATATTATTTAAAAAGAAGAGGTTATAGAAATTTTTCAATGAATCGTCCTGATAAAATTTGGAATAAATTATCTACAACAGAAAAAGAAATAGGTGGAATACCTAACTCAAGCGAAGATATTAAGCAGGCACACGCCGCTGCAATAGAATCTTACATAGAAACTTATGTAGGATTAAAAGAGAACGAATATGGAGATATGTATTTCCAAAAAACCTTAGAAGACTGGGCTAAGTTTAATATAAACAATAGAACAAAGCACGATGCTTCAATAAGTTCTGGATTAGCTATAATGGCTTGTAATAAAAATTTATACAAACCTACCGCTGACAGAAGCATAAAAAATGTTAACTTAGGTATTAAAAGATATAATAACGAAGGAAGTTTTTCACAAATAATAAAATAAATGGTTGTAACCGATAGTAATAGTATTTTTCCAGATCAAGTTGTTCCTGATGAAGTAAAATCAAGCTATGATTATGGCATGCAAGTTGGCAAAGCTATAGAAGGTGAGTGGTTTAGTGGAACTAGAACTGGTTTAGGTAATAGATACTCTACTAACTTTAATAATTTTAGAAACCTAAGGCTTTACGCTAGAGGAGAACAAGCTGTTCAAAAATACAAAGACGAACTAGCTATTAATGGAGATTTATCTTATTTAAATTTAGACTGGAAGCCAGTTCCTGTAATACCTAAATTTGTAGATATAGTTGTAAATGGAATGTCTGAAAAGCTTTATGAAATAAAAGCTTATGCTCAGGACCCTGAATCACTTAAGTCTAGAACTGAGTATGCTAATAGAATATTAAGAGATATAGAAACAAAAGAGTATCTAGATAATATACAACAAACCTTAGGGTTGAATATGTATTCTACAGAAAATCCTGAAGATCTTCCACAAAACAAAGAAGAACTAGAGCTTCATATGCAACTTGATTATAAGCAATCTGTTGAAATAGCTGAAGAAGAATTAATAAACAATACACTAGACAGAAATAGATATGAGTTAACTAGAAGAAGAATAAATGAAGATTTAGTTATATTAGGCATAGGTTGTACTAAAACTAGTTTTAATAAAGCAGAAGGGATTACAGTTGATTATGTTGACCCAGCGAGATTAGTTTATTCATACACTGAAGATCCTAACTTTGAAGATATATGGTATGTCGGTGAAGTAAAAAGAATTAGCTTATCAGATCTTAAACAAGAGTTTCCTAATTTGACCACAGATGAATTAGAAAGAATACAGAAGTATCCAGGAAACAGCAACTATATGTTTGACTGGCAAGGTAGAGATGATAATAATAGTGTATATGTTCTATACTTTGAATACAAAACTTACAGTGAACAAGTATTTAAAATAAAAGAAACAGCTACTGGTTTAGAAAAAGCTTTAGAAAAAACAGATACTTTTAATCCACCAGCTAGTGATAAGTTTGATAGAGTATCTAGATCAATTGAAGTATTATATTCTGGCGCTAAAATATTAGGTCATGAAAATCTATTACAATGGGAGTTAGCTAAAAACATGACTAGACCTGAGTCTAATTTAGTCAAAGTTAACATGAATTATAATATATGTGCTCCTAGAATGTATAAAGGTAGAATTGAGTCTTTAGTTAGTAGAATAACAGGTTTTGCTGATATGATTCAACTAACTCATTTAAAGCTACAACAAGTTATGTCTAGAATAGTTCCTGATGGTGTTTATTTAGATGCTGACGGTTTAGCAGAGATAGATTTAGGTAGTGGAACAAGTTATAATCCACAAGAGGCATTAAATATGTATTTCCAAACAGGTAGTATAATCGGTAGATCAATGACTCAAGATGGTGGTCAAAACCCTGGAAAAGTGCCTATACAAGAACTATCTACATCTAGTGGTATGAGTAAAATACAAGGGCTTATACAGACTTATCAATACTATTTACAAATGATAAGAGATGTAACCGGACTTAACGAGGCTAGAGATGGAAGTACACCAGCTAGCGATTCTTTAGTTGGATTACAAAAATTAGCTATTGCTAACTCTAACACAGCTACAAGGCATATAGTACAAGCTAGTTTATATTTAACATTAAGAACATGTGAAAATATTGCACTTAGAGTAGGAGATTGCTTAGAGTTTGATTTAACTAGAGATGCTTTAAAATCTAGTATAAGTTCTTACAACGTAGGAACGCTTGAGGATATATACAACTTGCATCTCTATGATTTTGGTGTATTCTTGGACCTAGTACCAGATGAAGAAGAAAAAGCTCAGCTAGAACAAAATATTCAAGTAGCATTACAAGGCGGTCAAATATTCCTGGAAGATGCAATTGACATTAGACAAGTTAACAATTTAAAACTTGCTAATCAATTACTAAAACAAAGAAGAAAACAAAAGCAAAAAGCAGATCAAGAAGCACAACAAGCTAACATAGCTGCTCAAGGTCAAGCTCAAGCAGAGACTGCAGAAAGAACAGCTATGGCAGAAGTTCAAAAGCAAGAAGCTTTAGCTCAAACTACTTTGTCAATTGAACAAGGTAAATCTCAATTTGAGATACAACGTATGGAGAGAGAAGCTGAAATTAAAAGACAATTAATGCAAATTGAATTTGATTTTAATATACAGTTAACTCAAGCTAAAGGCGAAGCTGAAAGAAACAAAGAAACTTTTATAGAAGATCGTAAAGATAAACGAGCTAAACTTATAGGCACTCAACAGAGTCAAATGATAGATCAAAAGAAAAATGATTTATTACCAACAAACTTTGAATCCGCAGGTAATGACAACCTTGGTGGATTTGGATTAGAGCAATTTGCTCCACAATAATTTTTTATTAACTATTATATTATATTATGTCAAAACAAGTAGAGAAGGGACCTCCTGCCGACGAAGGTAAAGAAGGTTTAAAATTAAAGAAAAAAGTAGGTAGACCAAAGAAACTAAACAAATCTACTGAAACAGTAAAATTAGATTTAAGTAAAAAACAAGAAGATGCCGTTCAAGAGCCAGAAACAAAGAAAGTTGTGCTACAGTCTGATGAGACGAAAAAAGAACAAGAACTGGAACTGCAAGAAGTGGGAGAAACACACGAAGAGCAAAAATCTTCCGAAGAAAGTGTAAGCCCAGTATCTGAAATAACTGAAAAAGAAGTTAAAGAAGAAACTAAAATTGTAGAGCAAGAATTAAAAGAAGCTATAAGAGATGAAAAGGTAACAGGTAAGCCTTTACCAGAAAACATCGAAAAACTAGTTTCATTCATGGAAGAAACAGGCGGCAATATTAATGATTATGTTAGACTAAACGCTGACTACACTAATATTAATGAAGATGTTTTACTTAGAGAATATTACAAACAGACTAAACCACATTTAGACAGAGAAGAAGTTGACTTTATATTAGAAGACAACTATTCTTGGGATGAAGAAGTGGATGAAGAGCGAGATATAAAGAAAAAGAAACTCGCTTATAAAGAAGAAATTGCCAAAGCACGTAACTTTCTAGAGCAAACAAAGAGTAAATATTACGACGAGATCAAGTTGAGACCGGGCGTTACTCAAGAGCAACAGAAAGCAATGGACTTTTTCAATAGATATAACAAAGAGCAAGATATAGCAACCCAGCAACATGCTGATTTTGAAAAGCGAACTAATCAAATGTTCTCTGATGAATTCAAAGGTTTTGAATTTAATGTTGGGGAAAAAAGGTTTAGATATGGAGTTTCAAACCCTCAGGAAGTTGCTAAGAGCCAATCAAACTTATCTCATTTTGTTAAGAAGTTCTTAAACGAAGATGGAAGTGTAAAGGATCATGTTGGTTATCATAAAGCTATTTACGCAGCAGAAAATGCAGATACTATAGCAAAACATTTTTATGAGCAAGGTAAAGCCGACGCTGTTAAAGATGTAGTTGCAAAATCTAAAAACATAAATGTAGAATCTAGGACGCCAGCGTCTGAAGGTGATGTATATGTTGGTGGATTTAAAGTAAAAGCTATTTCCGGTGTTGATAGCTCTAAGTTAAAAATACAACGTAAAATAAAAAAATAAAAACTAAATTAAAATGGGTTTTAATACAAGCGGGAGTTTTCCTGCATCATTAGCTCCTGCACAGAAAAAATTAACTCTGCAGGACAACTATCTTAGTTTTAACGGGGACGCTGCAGGCGGAGATCCAGTTAATAACTTTGCACAACAATATCTACCTGAGCTTTACGAAGCTGAAGTAGAAAGATACGGAAACCGAACTTTATCTGGTTTCTTGAGAATGGTAGGCGCTGAAATGCCTATGACATCTGATCAAGTAATTTGGTCTGAACAAAATAGATTACACGTAGGTTATTCAAACACTTTAGATACGCTAGTAGGCGGTGGTACTTTTGATCTTTTAATTGATCTTGATTTAAATGCTGGTTTTCCAGGTGGTGATTCACCTTCTGGTGCTATTAGACAAGGACAAACTATTTTACTTGCTGATAGAGCTACAGGTTTAGTTACTGCTAAAGCTTTAGTTCAAACAGTTAGTGATTCTGGTAATCCTGGTAAAACAAATGATCAGTTAGATTGTACTTTATATGATTATACCCAAGCTACTCTTCCTAGTGTCTTACAAGGAGCAAATAAATGTAATTTGTTTGTTTATGGTTCTGAATATGGAAAAGGATCTGTTGGTATGGAAGGTTCTATTCAACCACAATTTACGCAGTTTTCTAATTCACCAATTATCTTAAAAGATAACTTTGAGATTAACGGTTCTGACACTGCACAAATTGGTTGGGTTGAAGTTGCTACTGAAGATGGAACATCTGGATACTTATGGTATTTAAAGTCTGAATCTGAAACAAGATTAAGATTTGATGATTATCTTGAAATGGCAATGGTTGAAGGTGAGAAAATGACACAGGCTGGAATAGACTTTGCCTACGGTCCTACAAGTGCTAATTCACAAGTTAAAGGTACAGAAGGTTTATTTGCCGCTATTGAAGATAGAGGTAATGTATATTCTGGATTTGCTGGTGCTGCTGCTCCTGGAGCTGGTGCATTAGGAGATTTTGATGCTATCCTTAAGCAATTAGACAAGCAAGGTGCTATTGAAGAAAACATGCTTTTCTTATCTAGATCTACTGCTTTAGATTTTGATGATATGATCGGTGCTATGGCCGGTGGAGGTTATGCTTCTACTCAGTCTGCTTCTTATGGTCTTTTTGACAATGAAGAAGATATGGCATTAAACTTTGGATTTTCTGGATTCAGAAGAGGTTCTTATGACTTCTACAAAACTGACTGGAAATACTTAAACGATGCCTCTACTAGAGGATTATCAAATGCTATTGACGGTGTTATGATACCTGCTGGAACTACAACTGTGTATGACCAAATGATGGGTGTTAACATCAGACGTCCTTTCTTACATGTAAGATATAGAGCTTCTGAAACTGAAGATAGAAGATATAAAACTTGGATCACTGGTTCTGTCGGTGGTGCTTATACTTCTGATCTTGATGCTATGAGAGTTAATTTCTTATCTGAAAGATGTTTAGTAACACAAGCTGCTAATAACTTCGTGTTGTTTAAAGGAGCTTAATTAATTATTAACATTTAAAAAAAATAAGAAAATGGGATATATATCATTTAAAAAATCAGGTGGTGAAGTAGATTTACTTCCTGCTGAAAATATAATGCATGTTGGAAATGCAACAAGCACTAAAATTGTTATAGTGTATGGAGTTGGTAATGGAGCTGGTTCTGGTTTTGGAGCACTAGCCCCAGACCCTGACTTTCTCAACGCTACTGTAAATTTTGGCGATACATCTAGTATTGATGATTCTAATGTAAGAGGATTAATTAATGCTGCTATTGAAAAAGCAAATGGAGCATCTGGACCTGCTATACCTGTTAATTTACCTACTTTAGTTGGTAGTGTATCTGTACAGTTTGGACAAGTAACACCTTAAAACAAATAAACAATAACAAGATCCCGCTTCGGCGGGGTCTTTTTTAATTATTATATTATATTATATTATGGAAACAAAAGAAAAGAAAACTACAGCTAAAGCTGTAAAAACTCCTGAAGTAAAAAAAGATACTTGGGAATATAAAGATAGGAATTACTACTTATTAGGAAATAAAAATCCTTTAACTTACACTATAATTAGTAGACATACTAGTAGGTATCCTTTAGTATGGTTTGACCCGGAAAAAGGTTATGAAAGAGAAATGAGATATGCTACTAATCAAAAATCTGTATTTGTAGACGAGCAAGAAGGAACATCTACTCTGTCTCATATAGTTTTTTCTAAAGGACACTTATTTGTTCCTAAAGAAAAAAGAAGCTTGCAAGAATTACTACTAAAGCATCCACATAGGAATTTAATATTCTCAGAACACGATGCAGTAGTAGAAGCTGAAGACCAATATGATATTTTAGAGCTAGAGATAGCTGCTATGAATATGGCGTATGATATGGATATTGATAAAGCAGAGGCTATATTAAGAACTGAGGTTGGTTCTGAAGTAAATAAACTATCTTCTAAAGAATTAAAAAGAGATTTATTACTTTTTGCTAAAAGAAATCCTAAATTGTTTTTAGATCTAGCGGAAGACGAAAATGTTGAACTTAGAAATATTGCTATTATAGCAGTAGAGTCAAAGATAGTTTCTCTTTCTCAAGATCAAAGAACTTTTTCATGGACTAGTAATAGTAAAAAATTATTGAACGTTCCTTTTGATGAAAACCCTTATTCAGCAATGGCTGCTTGGTTTAAAACAGATGAAGGTGTTGAGGTTTATAACTCAATAATGAAAAAACTAAAATAAACAAGTGATTATAACTTAGGGTGGTTTACGCCACCCTTTTTTTTTAAAAAGATTAAAATGGCAATAAGCGTAAATAAAGTATATAAAACTGTATTACTTATACTAAATAAAGAACAAAGAGGTTATATGACGCCTGAAGAGTTTAATAGAATAGGTACGCAAGTCCAAAGAGAAATCTTTGAAAAGTATTTTGAAGATTTAAATCAATATACTAGAATGCCACAAACTGATGTGGACTACGCAAATAGGTTGATGAACCTAAATGAAAAAATGAACATATTTAAAAGAGATGGTAATGCTACTTATGTTCCTGCCGATAACAATTTTACCTTACCAACTCTTACTCACATAGTAGGATCTGTTACTTATGAAGCTAAAAGCAGACTACCAGTTGAAATGCAAAGAGTAGATAGAGGAGAATTTTATAACTTAAGATTATCTCCATTGGTAACACCAAGCGAGCAATTTCCTATATATTTGTTCGAAAACAATAAACTGCAAGTGTATCCAAATACTATAAATACTAAAGCAAATGCTGGCACAGCTAATGTGGCAGTTCAATATATTAAAGTTCCAGACGATATTAACTGGGCTTATACAGTAGGTAATTTAGGCCAGTTTATATATAATGCTAATACACCTCCTACTGTAGACTTCGAATTACACAACTCTGAATTTACAGAGCTTGTGTTAGCTATATTAATGTACGCTGGTATAGTTATAAGAGATCCTCAAATAGTTCAAGCTGCATCAGGTCAACTACAAGCAGACAGAGCAAATCAAAAACAATAATAAATGAGTTTAATTAATCAAACTAACGAAGAGTATTATGCAGGAGAAAAAATGTTTGCAGTTACAGCAGCTCCTCAAACTGTTTTTACTTGTACCTTTGAACCTAAATTAACTTTAGCTACATCAACAGAACCTGCTAATTTTGATGTACAAGTAAGTACAGATAATGGTGTTACTTTTAATGATTATGTAGCTGGTACTATTTCAGTAGTTAATGATAACACTGTTAAACCTCCTTATAATCAACAGACTATAACACTTAGTGTAGCAGTAGCTAACTCAGCTACTACACTAGTAAGAGTTGTTCTAAAAGCTGGAGCGCTGTGGAATAATTACGGAAGTTATGAATATGTTAAATTAAACGACATAGTAAATAACTTTTTAGTAGCTTATACTGGTATTGGTAAATTAATACCACTAGTTAAAAGAACTGATGTTATATTCCATGCTAAAAGAGGTTTACAAGAGTTTAGTTATGATACTTTAAATAGTATAAAAACTTTAGAACTAGATTTACCACCAAGTAATTCTGTTATTATACCTCAAGACTATGTTAACTACGTTAGGATGTCTTTTGTTGATAATATGGGTGTACTACATCCTATATATCCAGCTAACAATTTAACTACAGACCCAACATCTGTACCGCTACAGCAAAAAGATGGTAGCTTTATTCAAGATGAATATGGAGAAAACACTGAAGCAGCTCAATCTACCACTAGAACTAGGTGGGAAAGCGCTAATGATAGACTAATAACAGGTGAATTTGATGAATACTTTTACAATGCTAATGTTTATAATTGGAGCTGGAGAAAAGAAACTTATGGGAGAAGATATGGTTTAGATCCAGTTGTTTCTCAAGGCAATGGCTGGTTTAACATTGATAGAAGAAGAAATGTAATATCTTTTTCTAGTGATTTAAAAGGTAGAATTATAATATTAGAATACATATCTGATGGTTTAGCATCTGACTTAGATACTAAGGTTCCTAAAATGGCAGAAGAAGCAATGTATATGCACATAGCATATTCTATATTAGCAGGTAGATCAGGTGTTCAAGAATATATAGTTCAAAGATTTAAAAGAGATAGATCAGCTCAACTTAGAAATACTAAAATACGTCTAAGCAATATGAAATTAAGTGAAATGATACAAACTATGAGAGGTAAATCTAAATGGTTAAAGCATTAATATGGCAGAAGTAAGAAATGTATTTGTCAAGTCTAAAATGAATAAAGACTTAGATGAAAGACTTTTACCTAATGGAGAATATAGAGATGGTAGAAATATATCTGTAAACAAAAGTGAAGGGCCAGATGAAGGAGTTGTTGAAAATATAATAGGAAACAATATATACTCTAATTTTAATTTTGGAGAAGACGTAGAGATTATTGGAACCTATGTTGATACTGATAAAGATAGAATATTTATATTTGCAACAAGCCACTCTGACAGCTCTCCTAATCAGCTAGATGCTAGAGCTATTGGAAACGTATATACTGGTGGTAAATTTATATCAACTGCAGTTTGTGTAATAGCTTATATAGAAGGGCCCACCGCTTCTAATAATAATACGCCTAAGTTTGATAAATTAGTTGAAGGAGCATTTTTAAATTTTTCAAAAACACACCCTATTACTGGTATAGACATGATAGAAGATCTGTTGTTTTTTACAGACAATAGAAATCAACCAAGAAAAATAAATGTAGAAACTGCCATTGCAGAATCTGCAACTAGCCCAGATCCTTATTATACTCACGAAGACCATATATCAGTTTCTAAACTATGTCCATTTTCACCAATATCTTTTATTCAAGGATCTGGAATAAATTCCACACCTGGTCTAATGGATGAAACTAGTGAGTATTTACCAGCTAGTAGTATTAGTATTTTTAGCGGAAACATCAGTGGTCTACCCACCCCATTTGGACTAGAATTAGAACAACAAAACCCTCAATTAGGACCACCTGGCAATCCTGAAGCTAGATTTAAAAACTTAAACTTTCCAGAATTAGGCTATTTTGAAGTTGTTAGTTTTGACAATAGTTTTCCTCCTACATGCTTTTTTCGATACCCCATAGGCTCAACCAACGATGCAGGTGAATCTATGACAGCCGCTAATGCTGCAGCTTCAACTTTTAAAGGCACAACAGGATCTTCTCCCACTAGAGCACCATTTTTAGCTGATGACGTACTTCAATTTGAAAGAAAAAACCCTATTTACAATGAGTTTTATTCAGGAGACAAAGAGTATTTAAGAGATAAGTTTATTAGATTTAGTTACAGGTTTAAGTTTGATGATGGTGAATTTTCTTTAATGGCACCTTTTACTCAACATGCTTTTGTACCTAAACAGTACGGTTATTTCTTAGATAGTGCTTATGGAGATGATAAGTTAAAAAGAGACGAAAAAAACACTGCAGAAAGCGGCATAAATAAATTAATGGAAAACCAAGTAACTTCAGCTATTTTAAGAATAGAACTTCCTTGGATAACAGACACGTTTCAGTCTAGACTTTCTATTTTTAAAAAGAATTTTAAAGTAGAATCTATACAAATACTATTAAAAGAATCAGATGGACTAGCTATAAAAGTTGTAGATGAAATTGAAGTGAATGGTGGTGTTTGGTATGGTGCGCAAACTCCAACAAATACATACTTTGAGTACAATTACAAATCAGAAAAACCTTCTAAAGTATTACCAGACGCAGATGCTACAAGGGTTCATGATAAAGTACCTATAAGAGCTCTAGCTCAAGCAGTTACCTCTAATAGAGTAGTATATGGTAATTTTATAGAAAAACATGAATCTCCAAATTCTTTATCTTTTGACATAGGTATTTCTGAAAAACCAGATAATAGTGCAACTTCTTTTGACCAAAAAGAATATCCTAATCACACGTTAAAACAAAATAGATCTTACAAAGTAGGAGTTGTTTTAGTTGATAGATATGGTAGATCTTCAAATGTTATATTAAGAAATACTTTATCTTCTGCTCCACAAGGTGATTTTGCATCTATATATGCTCCTTACGAAAACTTAACAAGTGTACTTAATTGGCCTGGTAATAATTTAAATTTGTTATTTAATAATGTAATACCAGAAGATAAAACAACTACAGGTTACCCTGGTGTTTGGTCTATTAACAATCCTTTAGGATTTTATAGTTATAAAATAGTTGTACAACAAAAAGAACAAGAGTATTATAATGTTTATGTTCCTGGCGCATGCTCTGGTAGAATAACCTTTACAGGTGAAGCTCAAAAGCAAGCTAATTTTCCAACTTATCCAAGAGCTAACAGCGTGAGTAATATAGTTCTATATGGTGATAATATAAATAAAATACCAAAAGAATTAGCAGACGTAGGCCCAACAGAAGAAATATATGGTAGTGAAACTTTACTTTACCCTAGGGTAGTTACTAAATACATAGTTGATGCTACTAATGTTACACCTTACAAACCTGTTTTAGCAACTACTGAATCGTCTCAAGTAAGAGAATTAAATGAATTTACTGTAACTTCTATAATATCCTTTAATGACTTAGGTGTTTGGACTGCAGATAGAAGTAAAGCTCCCACAAGCTCTTCTTACCCTCATGACGGCACTAACTATATAGATCCTTTGTATTTAGAAGGTTCTCATAATCCTTTTGTAGCTCAGTTATCAACAAATTTTTTAGTAGGTTTTGCGCCTACTGTTCAAGAACAAGCTTATAATTCTAGCACTCCTTCTAAATTTTCTAGAAACTTAAACGTATTTGAAACAGATCCAGTTGTTTCTAATATAGATATATATTGGGAGTCAAGTACTTCTGATAGAATATACCCGTTAAATGGTCAAGTAAGAAATGACGATGCCGGATTACCAGTAGGTATAAGCGAGCCTAACTTAGTAATGTTAGAATCTTTAACTCCAGGTGTTAGCTCTTGGATTTCCGATAGTTTTGATATAGTAGATGGAGGCGGCACTCCTCTTCCTGCAGTACCAGGTGGCAGTGCTACAATGAGTGTTACAAACGGTAATAATGCTAATGTATCTATGTTTGAACTAGAGCCTAACCCGTCATTCCCATCATACAGAATAAGGTATAATCCAACAGATGCCAATATTTATTACGGAGCAGATGCTAATCTAAGAACTTTTAACTTCAATATAACAGGAACTGCAAGTAGTGGAGAAAGTAATACTACTACTCATCAAATGTTATTAACTAATGTAGATCCTACTTTTACTGTGCCTAGTAATGGCGTTGGCACAAAAGAATATTTATATGAAGGTGAAACTGGTTTTCCTTCAGGTCAACAAGGATCTATTAGTAACCCATTTCCAATATTTATATTTAATCCCTCAGCTGGTAATCCTCAACCAGGATCTTCGCTAGGAACTGTCAATAAAATTACTGAAATATTTAATGGAAGTGGAAGTACAAACACTAACACAACAAGCGCAGAAACAGATATAAAAAAATCAGGTACAGTAAATTCACAAATTTTATTTGAAATAGATAACACATCTTCTAATATTGAGTTTAAGGTTAACAGTAGCATTACAACGGTTGAAAATTTAAAAAACATAGATGATGGTAATGGACCGGGCATATTTCTTTTTAAAGTATATGTTCAAGACGCTGGCTTAATAGGCTCTCAAACTTTTTATTCTGGATATTTTGAAGTACAATAATTATGGCAACTAGATTAGACGTTAAATATTACAATTCTTTTTGGTTAAAAAAGACTATATATGTAGGTAGTTTAGACGAAACACAAGCTTCTAATAGAGGCGGACTTGGGTCTACTTTTCCTAGTTTACCTTTTATGCCAGATCAAGGTTCAGCAGGTTTTCCTGTATTTCCTTCAGGAGCAGGAGACGCAGATAATAGCAGTTATAGTGAAGTAGAAAACTGGTTTATTGAAGAATCTAGGTATCAAGGTGGTTACAACGATGTGTCAACTGATTATGGCGCTAAAGCGTATTTAAAAGAAGATAACAACGCTCAAGAGTATAGACCTAACGCATTAATATACTCTGGTGTTTATAATTCTAGAACTGGATTAAACGATACTAATGTTTTTTCCGTAGGCGAGGCAATAACAAAAGCTGCAGATCCTCATAAAGGTAGTGTGCAGAAATTATATCCTGAAGATACTAATTTAATAATATTTCAAGAAGACAAAGTTAATAGAGCTTTAATAGATAAAGATCAAATATACACTTCTGAAAGTGGTACACAGACATTACCACAAGGAACTGTTATAGGGCAGATAACACCGTATAGAGGCGAATTTGGTATAAGTAAAAATCCAGAGTCGTTTGCTGTGTATGGATTTAGAAAGTATTTTGCTGATAAAGATAGAGGATCAATATTAAGATTATCTCACGATGGAATGACAGAAATATCAGAATATGGTATGTCTAATTTTTTTAGAGATCAATTAAAAAATATAAGTGAAATACAGCAACCTATTGATGTTAATAAAACTTCTAATGGAAATTTTTCTGTACCATCTAATCCTCCTGTATTTCCTGAAGCAAAGTATGTTCAAACTTTAGGGTTACTTAACTCAGATATTGTTACTGGTGCAGCTTTAATAGTTGCAGGTGTTGAATACCCAATATATGTGACAGCTGTTGAAGGCGTGTATGTATATCTTACTAGTCATTATAATGACGATACTAATAATCCTATAACTAGTGGTACTATATTGACATTTAGAAGTTATAAAAAAGATAAAATACAAGGTGCTTGGGATATATACGATAGAAATTACGTAGTATCAATACAACAAGAATCTCAAGAGGATTACCACACGTTAAGTTTTGATGAAGGAGTTTTAGGTTGGCCAACTTTTTACAGCTATAGACCAGGTGAAATGTTTAGTTTAAAAAATACTTTTTTCACAACTAAATCTGGAGAAATATACCAACATTATTTTAAAGGCGCTGGTAACAACAGAAACGTTTTTTATGGAGAACCACCTGCTAAGTCTTCTGTAACTTTTGTTTTTAATCCTCAACCAAATGTAAATAAAAACTTTTTAACTTTAGGTTATGAAGGAAGTAATGGTTGGCAAGGTGAAAGTTTTATATCTGACATTAGAGGACTTCAAGAAGTTCCAAGTAATTATGTAAACCCAAATACTAACTTGCCATCATATGTAAATTATAACGATAGTAGTGTAATAGTAAATAGTTACTATGAAGGTGCTTATGACGCAGCTGGTAATGAATATCCAGCAGTATTGACAGAGCCAATATATAGAGCTGGTTTTAACTTAAAAGAAGGTAAATATGTTGCTAATTTAAAAAGTAGCAGCGAGATAAGAGCAGGTGAAGTAGTATTTGGACCAGACGCTTACGGTGGTTATCCAACTAGTGGAATAAAAGGATTTATAGCAACAGTTAAATTATCAACTGATTCAAGCACAGATCCAGGAGGTCAAAAACAAATATTTGCAGTATCTTCTAATCAAGTACAATCATCTAATTAAATTAAATTGAATATACGTAGACTTACAGACAAAGACTGGGATACATTAGTATCTTGGTGGGATAATTGGCCTAAATGGAAAGCGCCAGTAAAAGACTTTTTACCAGAAAATGGTAAGGGAGGTTTAATAGTAGAAATAAATGATATACCAGTAGTAGCTGGATTTATTTATTTAACTAATTCTAAGACAGCTTTATTAGAATGGATAGTATCTAATCCAAAATATAGAGAAAGTGACAGAAAA